ATGGGTAAATTAAAACTATTTACTGGGAAACCGACTTTTGAACAGTGTAAGGCGGTGAAATGGAATGCGTGAACTGATTTATCGCGATGATTGCGACCTTAATGCGCCATCTATGGATAGAGATGGCATGATACGTGACCTAATGAATGAATATTCTTTAACCTGGGAAGAATGCGATGAAGAGAAAGTTTTTGAATTCGCAAAAGAACTCATGGAGAAAGCGCAGAATATAATTGATACTGCTCCAACAATTACAACTGATGAGGTTATAGCGTATAAATGTCCTGAATGCAAAGTAATAAGTATTTTATATAATCCAGAGTATGAATTATACTGCCCAAATTGTGGCATTAGGAGGAAAAATTTATGAAAGTAATTGCTAGACCACTTGGAACTGGTAAAACACGAGAACTAATGGAAGCCGCCATTGAAGCCGATGGTATGATTCTAACAACTAATAAGCGAGCTTTGGCCGCAAAAGCGCAGGCATATGGTTTTGACTCTTTAGACATTATTGACCTAGCAGATGTACTTTATGGTAATTTTGACCCTGAGAAACCTCTATTTATTCATAAACTAGACGATGTAGCAGAAGAATATATTTTAAAGGACTTTAACCTAAAACTTGCCGGCTTTAGCATTAGAATGGGAGAATAATATGTACGATTATAAAAGAGCAATAACCAATGATATTAAAGAGTATATTAATGATAATCAGATGTTTCCCGAGCCTGATGAAACATATGATGACTACATTCAGCGGCTTGAAGAAGACCTCTGGGATGTAGATGAAATTACTGGTAATGGTCCATTCTACTACGCCTCCGAAGAAGAGTGCGAAGATTATGTAGGACATGGACTTAGCTATCTTGTTGAAGTGCTTACGGATTGGGATTTAGAACTGGCAAAGAATGAGAATTTTCATGGTGCGCCCGCGCGCTATTTAGACTGTTTAATTAGATGTTATCTTCTTTATGAATGTATTGAAAAGGCGGTGAATGAACTTGGATACACCTTTGAAATATAATTTAGAACTTGAAAAAGACAAAAGATGTTGGCTTTATAAATATGGATGCCCATGTCGTACCGCAGGATGCTGGGGATTACCTGATGACGGATGCCCAGTATATGAGTGGTTTAAGCAAGTCATTGAATATCAGGAGCAATTAAGTAATTGACTTTTAATAAAATTATGATATAATATATGTATAAGAACAAGGAAAGGAGTGAGTAAATGTCCCAGTCATATGATATTAACTCTATTCAAAGTCTAGACTTCCGCGAAGGCGTCCGAACTCGTATAAACATGTATCTTGGAAGCGATGATAACGAAGGAACTTATCAGGCGTTGAAAGAGATTATCAATAACAGTACAGATGAAGCGCTTGCGGGATATGGCAAAAAGATAATAATTACCTTAGAGCCGGCCACTAACGGTATCAGCGTTAGAGACTATGGGCGCGGAGTTCCATTCGGTATTAGAGAAGATGGAGAAAATGTACTTGTCTCTATCTTTACTAAATCGCATACTGGCGGCAAGTTCTCACATGATGCTTATAAGAATGCTTCGGGATTGAATGGAATTGGTGGCTCATGCGTTTGTCTTTCCTCTACACGATTTGAAGTTACTAGTATTCGTGATGGAGCGAAGGCAACAGCAACCTTCAATAAAGGGATTTTGGATAGTTATGAAGAAAGAAAAGTGAGTGGTCTAAAAAATGGCACTTATATTTTCTTCATTCCAGACCCTGAAGTATTCTCAAATGGTCCAATTGGTTATGATTTTAACCGAATCTGCCAGGATATTAAAGATATTTCATATCTTTATCCAGGCATTGAATTTATAGTATCAAATGAAAATGATGAGAAAACTTATTGCGCGAAAAATGGTATTATTGATTTTGTCGCTGAGAATGTAAAAAAGCCGCTTCAAAAAAGTATTATTATAGGTTCGGCGACAGATGGTACCGACAGTTTGGAGATTGCTTTTCAATGGGGCACGAAGCATGAAACCAGTTATGTTTTTGTCAACGGTCTTAGATGTCCCGAGGGTGGTAGTCCAATTACTGGTGCGAGAAGCGCAATCACCAAGACATTCAATACACTTGCGAATGCCTCCTTTGATGGAGAATATATTCGTAAGAATCTATTCTATGTAATTAATTGTAAGGTAGAAAATCCTTCATTCGCGAATCAGACCAAGTCTAAAATCAATAACGCTTCATTACGAACCTTAGCTTCAACCGCATTCTCCAACGCGCTTAAAGATATGGCAACTCAGCATTCAAATGAATTTAATGCGATTGTAGAAATGCTTCGTAAAATTGAGAAGGCAGAAGCCGCCGCGACAAAAGCAAGAGATGCTATTCTCAATATGGAGAAGAAAGAAACCGAACAACGTAAACGTAAGGTTACTTCTTCAGATAAATATAAGGATTGCGAAAAGCACGGTCAAGACTCAATGCTAATTATCTGTGAAGGTAATTCCGCATTAGGTGGTCTGATGCCAGCTCGTGATGTTAAGACGGAAGCATTATATGCCGTGCGCGGTAAGGTTAAGAACTTGATGAAACATCCGCTAGATGAATGTTTGGAAAATCAGGAAGTCTCTGATATCATTATGGCGCTTGGAAGCGGCATCCAGGAAAGATATAGTAGTAAGAAACTTAATTATGGAAAAGTCGCAATTGCGGTTGACGCAGACGTTGATGGCTATAATATTATGTGTCTTATTACAACTCTCTTCTATGTCCTAATGCCGAAATTCATTGAAGAAGGAAGACTTGGTTGGTTGCGGGCGCCCCTTTACAGATTAAGTAAAGGAAAGCAGCATGTATATGCGTATGACGAGGATGAACTTACAGAATTAAGAAAAACCCATGCTGGATGGGAGCAATCAAGATACAAAGGCTTGGGCGAGATGCGCGCTGAAGATATGGAAGAGTCTATGCTTCATCCGAAAAATAGGCGTTTGGATATTCTTACAATTGGTGATGCCGAAGCCGCGGCAGACTGTCTACAAATGTTGATGGGCACAGAAGTTGAAGGACGCCGAGACTTCTTGTTTGAGAATGTGGACTTCAGTATTTTGAATAGTTGAGAGGTAATGTTATGGAATATTTTACTTCTTTTGAAGATATATCAAGTAAGTATCCAATTAATAGCATTGTAGATATTCAATTGCGGAATTTTTCAAGACAAATGTACAGAGAAGAAACAAATGATTATTATTATTCTCATGATAAAGAAATTAAAATTATTAGATGTATTAAATATGAATATGATGGAAAATTTTGGTATCCTAAATTTAAAACAGAATATATTTTTCAATACGAAGAATGTTGATTTTAGTATCTTGAATAATTGAGGTGTAGTATGGCGGCAATTTGCGGCATTTATAAAATTACTGAAAAGGCAACCGGATTGTCATATATAGGGCAATCAAAAGATATTTTTCGTAGATTAACCGAGCATACAAATAGTGATATTAATGAATGGCATAAAAAGTTAAATGAACATCCAGAAGATTTCACATTTGAAATTTTAGAAACTTGTTCATCACAATTATTAGATGAACGTGAAAAGTATTATATTCAAATGTATAATACATATAATAATGGTTTCAATTTAACTCCTGGCAATACTAATATATATTCTAAATTTATAAATCGCTCTATACTTGCCGATGAAGAGATAGAAAAATATTCTAAAATATTTGCTCATAAATCTATTATAAATGTTATAAATGAACTTTTTTCAAAATATGATTCATCGTCTCTTAATTTTAATAATATTAAATTATTTAGAGATTTATTATTGATTAATGATTTTGATTTCCTTAATAAGGAAAATATAGACTTAGATTTAACAGAAATACATGGTTTTACAGTAAAAGTATATCAAAGGGATGATACAGATTCGCGCGCTTGGACACCAACAGATATATGTTTTTTAATTCTTGAAGATGAAATTTATGAGCCTAATTATGTTATTAATTATGGAATTACATCGTCAGAAGTTTATACAAAACCTGGCACACACTGGCATGTAATAAAAAAAGATAATGCCGGAAGGTATAGATATTTTGGAACTTTTTATTTAAATAAGTCAGGCTGTTTAGAGCATAGATATTATTTTTAATAAATAATTTATAATTTATTAAATAACCGAGGTATGTTATGGCAGTTTGCGGAATTTATAAAATTACAGAAAAAGAGACGGGAAAGTGTTATATTGGATAGTCAAAAGATATATATAGGCGATTAAGAGAGCATGCTACTAAAAAATATGATGAAAGTGATTGGCATTCTAAATATCAATGTATGCCAGAAAAATATACATTTGAAATTTTAACTAGATGTCGTCCAGAAGATTTAGATGATGAAGAAAGTTATTATATTTATAAATATAATGCTGTAAATTAGGGATTAAATAAATAGGATGGTAATCATACTATTTTTTCAACTTCAAACAAAGATATTGTCGCCACAAAAGAACAAAATGTTCCTACAATTTTTAATATGGAAAATATAAATGAAGAGATTATTTTAAACAATGATAATAATAAAGATTTGTTGCTACATTTTAATCCAACATTAATTTTTACTAATAGTAAAAATTTAACAGCGATGGATACTGATGTATTAGTTTATTTAATTTATTGTTCTTAGTTATCTCTTGTACCAGTAGGAGCTCAATTTATTTCATTATTTTCAAAAAATGATAATGGCGGTGATTCCTATTTACGATATAATGCAAGCTTTTCTTCTCTTATAAATAATGGTTTTATTAATACAGATAGAAGCCTGAAACAAAATTTTTTAGATACATCTACGATAAATATTGATATTCATTTTTAGAAATATTGTCATATTAAGACTACAAAAGGTAAAAAATTTTGTTTATATATATTATGTCTACTAGATTATCTTAAAAAGAATAAAATGAATACAATATTATTAAATGATTTTCAGTACATAAAGACTTATCCCAAGCCAGCAGACCTTAATCGATATGTTTTAAATCCAACTATAGATTTACTCAATCAGTATTATTACAGTAACCCAATTCATTATGAGTTTATTAAAGAAAAAAGAAAAAGTACAAAAATAAAATTTATATTTTAAGTAATTGACAATCTTTAAATTTATGATATAATAAATATAGAAAATGAGAAAGGAATGTATATTATGGCTAATAAAAAAGCAGATAATCCGTGGTACGGAAACGGATTTGAACAAAGTATTGAGGGAGTTTTTAATCATAAAGGAACATTAGTATTGGAAAAAATTCCAACGGAGTCAGCAAAAGA